GCTGCCCTCTGAGGGCACAACACAGCTCCACTTAGGGTTCACATTCACGAAGTTGAAAGCCTCTGTGTCAACCTCTTTAGCAATCGTCTCCAATGCCCCTGGTTCAAAGTAAGAGTCGTCATTCGGAATAACCCAATATGGAGCAAACGGCGTCGATTTGATAATCAGGTTCCATGCCCCGTTAGCGCCTAGACCGAATGGCAGATTTATTACCCATACATTCTTGATCCATTTGTCTTTTTGCCACCAGAAGTGCTTGGTGCCTGAGTTGTCGACAATGACTAAGTGCTCGACGGGATAATCAATTGAATCTATTAGCCTCTGCGCCAAATCGAATCTGGATACACACGCAAAGCCGATAACGGGGATCATTTCAGTTGCCCTTGAATAAATGGAGCCCAATAGTTCTGCCAAACATGTGCATCATCGAACTGCTTGGCAAACTCAATAGAGGCCTCTGGCCCCTTGGCGCGATCTTCATAGGCAGCTTGTAGCGCTTTGTAGATGCTAGGGATTCTTGGGATGCTAAACCAGCTCTGCTGTGCTTCGTCCCAGAATGGCTGTCCGTCGACAACATAGCTGTCAGCGCTCACTAGATCTGGGCTAGCAGCAAAGTTAGATGCGATTACTCGCGTCCCACAGGCCTGAGCCTCGATTGTAGGCACTCCAAAGCCCTCGCCGTAGCTGGGAGCTAGGAGCACATCAAAAGCCGTGTAGAGAGCCGCCACGTGCTCTTCTGAGAAGCCGTAGCGATACTCCTGAGCATTTGGGAACATAACACTGTCTTGAGGAATGCCGATGGCGCGCAACAAGTTGCCGAGGTCAAATCCACGGAAAGCCCTGCTTGGTTCTGAGTGGATGTAGAGCTTTGCGGTGGGCACATCATTCAGCAGCATCTTGAAAGCCATTAGGTTCTCAGCAAAGGCCTTGCGGTGAATCTGACCATTGGCTTTGTTGGCTGCGACCATGCCGACTAGGAAATCGTCCTTCTCGATGCCCATGAAGTCTCTGGTGTCCTTATTGCCGATTTTGTACACAGGTTTGTACAATTTCGTGTCGACCGAATGAGGGATATAAACGCTCTCGATCCCAGCAGCGTCAAAAAGCCTCTTGCCGTGTGGGGCCATTGCAATAGGAGTTACGTTCTCTTTTCTTGCCCATGCAGCAACCGCAGGATGAAGAGTTAGGTGGTCGACAGGTATCCAAGACCAGATTGGCAGAGCATCCAAGGCTGGGTTTTGATAAACCCATACGTCATAAAGAGTAAGGATAAATCCTTGCCTACCCTTGTGCTTTGACATAAAATTGCTGAAGTGATCTGGGATCACGTCATCGCTATATGCAGTCAGGCCCTTTGGGTAGTGCTCGATAGTACCGAATGGTGTCTTGATTTCGGAAATGTGGCCTTCTAGGCCGTAGTTACTTAAGGATGCGACTTTTCCTTTAGCATGGAGGATTCTATGTGAAAGAAGCTTCGCCTGCATTCCATAGCCCGTTGGCATTCCAGGACTATTTGAGGCGATTGCGACAGCAAGGTTTGAGAAATCGTAGGTCATAGGTAAACCCTAGCAAAAAGAAGAGAGGTGGGGCAACCTACAGAACCCCACCTCTCAGCTTATTTCGTCAGATTAGCTTGCGCCACCAACGAAGTACTTGATGTGGCTTGCGTGAGTCAAGTCACCGTCAACACGCATCAATACTCGGTAAGTAATGGTGTCAGTGTTGAATGCGTAGTCGGTGGAGGTAGCAACCTGGATGCCACCTGCAACACGTACCTTGTAAGAAGGCATGTGACCGAATAGGACGGACTTAGCAGCGGTACCGATAGCAGCCATAGCTGGGTTCTCGATGATGCTGTAGCCAGCGAAGGTGTCTGGCTGACCAACGTTTACCTGGTATAGGTAGTTGCCAGCGTCGTCCTTTAGCTTACGCATTGCGCCGATGGTTGCACCAGCAGCCATGTATGCAACACCTGGAAGGCGACGAGCAGCACCGTCAAGGCTGTACTGAAGGTCGATCAGGTTGTCAGCAGTGAAGCCACCAGTAACGCCAGTGCCACCAGTTACACCAGAGCCAGCAGCGGTTACAACACCGTTTGGCTTGGAGGAACCGTCACCAGTGGTGAGGGCAGCATTGATTGCGTAACCTAGACCGTTACCAGCCTGCTCTGCAAGGTGTGCAGAGATATCAAAGCCAGCGTCTGCGACCAGCTCAGAAGCCACGGGGATCATGAGTCCATACTTGTAAGCGCCAAGAGTGATGGAGCTGTAAGTAGGCTCTGAGTCAGCCACGGTTCCAGCAGCAGCAACTAGGGTTGCGGTGCTGTAAGCGGTCAGAGTTGGGATGGTCAGGTCTTCACCAGAAGCGGTGTTGATACGCTGTCCAACGTCTAGCATTGGGCCAACTAGGCGAGCAACATCGAAGACCTCGTCGTAGAACGACTTTGGAACGGTGTTGGTGGTTGGAACCAAGGTGCGCTGCTCGAAAGTGTGCGAACCACGGGTAGATGCAATCTCGCGAAGGATTGCGGAAGCTGAGCGCTCCTCTGGCTGTGCAACAACAAAGCCCTTAGCAGCGGCAGAAGCCTCTACAGCGCGCTCCTCGGAACGCTTAGCGATTGCGATTGCCTCGTCAGCAGAACGGATGTCTGCCTCAATACGGTCGATCTTCTCTACCTCAGCAGCGTCGAGTCCACGACCCTCTGCCTCAGCGGAGTCGATCACTTCACGGATCTGCATGGCTAGGTTAGCGCGCAGCTCCTCTTGTGATTTGATGAAAGACATTTGTCTTTACTCCTTATTAGTCGTTTACATGGATCAGCAGCGCTGACGCTGAACTGAAAATGGCAGAGCTAACTCACATCCGTAATTATTTTACAATAGAAAAACCCCCTAGGTAGAAAGGATAAGAACCTAGGGGGCGAACCCATCTTGGCAGCGGGGAATAGAACGAGTTAGTTGTCTATCTCAGTTCCGCTGGCTTGGTTACGCGGGTTTCTTTAGCAGGACGTTCGTGAGGAGTCCCATCCTGTACTTTGCCGTCTCTGTCACCGTCTTTTGCATCTGTGTCAAAAGGGGTGTTGGTGTCTAGGCTTACGATTGCATCAGCCCAGCGCTCGGCAAAGTCGAAAATTGGGCCTGATTCTGGGTCGCCAGCTACAGCCAGAATGACCTTCTTGATTTGTTCTTTGGAAGCCATGTTAGATCCTATCCAGTAGTAGTTGGAGCTTCTTCTTCTTTAGTTCTAGCATACCCTTAGCATCTTCGCTAGTCTCTTCTTCGACTTCTTCAGATCTAGGGGTTAGAGATTCAATAGCCTTTGAAAGGATGCTGGACTCTTCTTCGGAGAGGTCTTTGCCCTCTTCCATCTTCAGCATTGCATCAGCTAGGGCGTCTGGGTCGATGTCAGCACGCTTGGCTACCAGGTCGATACCACGGACACCTACGGTTCCAGCGGTTGCACTATAAGCAGGCATTGCTACCAGGCTGACTTCGTGCAGTCTGACTGAATGTAGGGTGCGCTGTGAGCCATCGTTGCTCCAGGAGTCCCCTCCAGATGGGACTGAGAAACCGAATGACATTGCGTCTACATCTCCACGGCGTAGAAGCTCTGCTACGTCGCGACCGCGAGTTGTGTTTGGCAAAATGCCCTCTACCCGCAATCCGTATTTGTCTTCCTCGAGCTTTAGGGTTCCAGCACGGGTTGATCCCAAGATCTCTCCAGTGTCGTGGTTCCACAAGAACTTGATGTCGTTACGAGCACGCTTCAGCGAATGGTTGAATGCACCAGGAGCGATCTGCTCGATGAATGGTAGTGGTTCGCTTGGGGAGTTGAATACGGCAGCGTATCCACTGAAGCGCATACCTTCAGATTCTTCACGAACCTCAAAAGTCGTATTGTTGACTCGAGTTTCAATCTTTGACAATGCTTCGCCTTTCGCTCTGCCTTCGTTCTCTGCTTCAATTCTACTAACAACACCCTCAGCATAAGCGAGAGCGCGTTGCGCAGACCTCTTAGAAGGCCCTGAGCCCCATAGAAGGTGTGCCACTACACCAGCACTAGGATAATCAGGGGAACTAGGTCTAGCGGCGGGGCTATCAAGATCCACCAAATGACGAGCAATCCAAGCGCGTATCCTGACCCACTTATCAGCGGTAACATTGCCCGCCGCCATCGCGCGAGCCTCGCGAATAGTCCTGTCAACCAATCCATCGCCGCCGTAGCCTTCCTCGACATAGCGGAGACCCTGACGGGCTGCCGCGCGCATGTAGGCTGGGGGTGCTAGGTTTACTTGTCTAATCTCTCGATCATCATCGTCCATATCATCTGGCTCGTCTGATGGTTCTTGTAGTGGATCAATCTTTGTTAGGGTGCTGAATTTGTGCCCGACATATACATCGGTATCTTCCCAGCCATCCCTGACCCTGCGATACACCTGAATAAGTGCTGCTGGGTCATTCGGTATCCCATTTATTGTCACACCGCTGTCTGGGACGTTTATAGTGCCGTCTTCTACGATTTCTTGGATTTCGCCACGGGCTGTGCCGCCTGAGCTGTTCCAGCTGACGTAGTCGCCGACTTTGAGGGTGCCTGGGGCTGCTCTGTTTTCTTTGCAGGTGCAGGCTTCTCCGCCTTCACAGTTTCCGCAGGCTTCTGTTCGTTTTGTGGTAGTCCGTTGCGACCTGGAATAAGTGCCACCTGGTTCCAACCCTTCTGATAGTGAAATTGCTACCATCTGCTGCGTAGCAGACTCTTTTGTTTCGTGACAGGCTACTACTTCGCCGTCTTCCTTGACAACTGCCCAAAAGGTGCAGTCTGGCGATTCGTCTGTAATAAAGTATGGCATTAGTCCTGCCTCATCACTGCTAGCCTGCAACCGTCTCTTAGGGCGACTGCATTGATTGTTTCGTATGGCCTTAGATACATAGAAATCTCCTCCCCGCCACCTAGCGAGAATGAGTCTCCTTGAGTCCCAAGCCAAATGCGGTTTAGTCCATTGTAATTCTCAGCAAAGCCTAAATTGATATGCAGGTAAGTGCCGTTCCCTCCAACATCTACAAACTTGAATCCATACTGAGTATTGGGCTCTAA